ACTTGGTGTTTCACTTGGTGTTATCGACGGTGTAACAGAACTAGTTGGTGTTACCGATGGAGTTTCACTTGGTGTGATACTTGGTGTAACTGAACTTGTCGGTGTAACACTTGGTGTTTCACTTGGTGTAACTGATGCGGTAACAGATGGTGTTACGGAACTGGTTGGTGTAACCGAAGGTGTTTCACTAGGAGTGATTGACGGTGTTATACTTGGTGTAACAGATGATGTTGGGGTTACAGATGGCGTAATAGATGGAGTCACAGACGCAGTAACAGATGGAGTTACAGAACTAGTTGGTGTAACTGAAGGTGTTTCACTTGGTGTTATACTTGGTGTTATTGATGGAGTTACAGAACTGGTTGGTGTAACGGAACTAGTAACTGACGGTGTTATACTTGGTGTAACCGAACTAGTAGGTGTAACCGAAGGTGTTTCACTAGGTGTTACCGATGCGGTTACAGATGGTGTAACGGAACTAGTCGGTGTTACCGATGGGGTTACTGATGGTGTTACTGAACTAGTAACTGATGGTGTAACTGAACTCGTAGGTGTAACACTTGGTGTTTCACTAGGTGTTACCGATGCGGTAACCGAAGGTGTTATGCTTGGAGTTACAGATGATGTAACTGATGGTGTTACTGAACTAGTAACACTAGGTGTAATAGAACTTGTCGGTGTAACACTCGGTGTTTCACTTGGAGTGATTGATGGTGTTATACTTGGTGTAACAGATGATGTGGGTGTAACCGAAGGTGTTTCACTTGGAGTTATACTTGGAGTAACAGATGATGTTGGGGTTACAGATGGTGTTTCACTTGGAGTTATACTTGGAGTAACCGACGGTGTAACACTTGATGTTGGAGTTACAGATGGAGTTACCGATGGAGTTACAGATGGAGTTACCGACGGTGTAACCGAACTAGTTGGTGTAATAGATGGAGTTTCACTTGGTGTGATACTTGGAGTTATACTTGGAGTAACTGATGATGTTGGTGTGATAGATGGTGTAACTGAACTAGTAACTGATGGAGTTACAGAACTTGTTGGGGTTATAGACGGAGTTTCACTAGGAGTGATTGACGGTGTTATACTTGGTGTAACTGATGAAGTAACAGATGGGGTTACTGATGGTGTTACTGAACTAGTGACACTTGGAGTAACTGAACTAGAGGGTGTAACCGAAGGTGTTTCACTTGGTGTAACTGATGATGTTGGTGTGACTGATGGAGTTACAGAACTAGTAACTGACGGAGTAACACTTGATGTTGGTGTAACACTTGGTGTTTCACTTGGAGTGATTGATGGTGTTATACTTGGTGTAACGGAACTAGTAACACTAGGTGTTATACTTGGTGTGACTGAACTAGTAACAGATGGTGTTACCGATGGTGTTTCACTTGGTGTTATACTTGGTGTAGCAGATGGTGTTACTGAACTAGTAGGTGTAACACTTGGTGTTTCACTTGGTGTAACGGAACTAGTAACAGATGGTGTAACCGACGGTGTTACTGAACTAGTAACTGACGGAGTAACACTTGGGGTTTCACTTGGAGTAACCGAAGGTGTTTCACTTGGTGTTATCGACGGTGTTATCGAACTAGTAGGTGTAACCGAAGGTGTTTCACTTGCGGTTATACTTGGAGTGATTGATGGTGTTATCGAACTAGTTGGTGTAACTGAACTAGTAACACTAGGTGTTATACTTGGTGTGACTGAACTAGTAGGTGTGACACTTGGGGTTTCACTTGGAGTAACACTGGATGTTGGTGTAACTGATGGTGTTTCACTTGGTGTGATTGATGGTGTTATACTTGGTGTAACGGAACTAGTCGGTGTCACCGATGGAGTAACCGATGCGGTAACTGAAGGTGTTTCACCTGGAGTTATACTTGGCGTAACACTAGATGTTGGTGTAACTGAAGGTGTTTCACTTGGAGTTATTGAACTTGTTGGTGTAACCGAAGGTGTTTCACTTGGTGTAACAGACAATGTAATAGATGGTGTAACCGAAGGTGTTTCACTTGGAGTAGCCGTTGGTGTAGTTGTAACTGTTGGTGTTAAAGATGGTGTCTTTGTAGGTGTTGGTGTCTTTGTAGGTGTCTTTGTAGGTGTTGGAGTAAATGTCGGAGTAATTGAAGGTGTTGGGGTTGTGGATGGTGTTATTGTTGGGGTTAAAGTTGGTGGTGGTGTTGGACATGGTATTTCCGCAACACATGTCTTTCCCAATGATGGAAAATAAACTGAATATGTACCTATGTAATAATTTGTCTCATAATAATATGGCATAACAACAGTACCGATGTTTATTGTACCGCCAGTGCAAGGATAAAATGTTATGATTCCGGTTTCACCATCGAAATTACCCGTGTTTATTTTTATTAATGCCATTTAAAAATATGTTGTTGTTTATATGTATTTTTATTTTGAAAATATAATCAGTTAATGTTAAAAAATCAATGTATTTTTTTTTTATAATCATATTAACAACCGATAACTGAGTTGGATAATTCTTCGTTAGTTGGTTCATTTGGACATAAATTCTCATCAACATAATATTGACCTAAATTAAAATTCATATTTGGGTGAATTTCATACTTGTGTCTCATTAAAACTTGATGATTAGTGTTGCCATTGAAAACAACGATAAATTCTTCATCAACTGGATTTCCATCCAATTGAAAGTTTATGTTGAAATATAAATTAGATTCACAATAATTTAAATCAACGTTAATAACCTCAATTAAGTTACCATATTGATTCATCAAATAATCCCCATGATTATATAATTCTTTTGGGTGGTCACAACATGGTTCCACAAAATCAGATGGTCTTATTTGTAATTCTTCAGGAAATCTATCGTCAAAGAAATACAATCCATTTGTTGGGACTCCAAAGTTTTCAACAAGTTTATTTGTATAAACTCTAAGTTGTGTTGTGGGTAACACTTCAAAAACTTCATAATCACCATTAGATGTTTGACCAGTTATTAAACTATTTTTAACCGATGCTAAACATTCAATATCAATAATTTCTAATTTTACATAACTAAATGTAAATGAATAACCTGAATTAGGCCCATCTAATATCTGTTGGTGGGTGTAACTATTACATGGTAAATAATTTGCAGATAAAATAAATTCACCAACATTTAAGTCACAAGTATTTTTTTCTGTAATTGTACCACCACTGATATAATTTTGAATATCTTGGTGGGTTGTGGTTTCATTTATGGTTAATCCACTATCAATAACCAAAACAGTTGAATCACACTTAATTCCGTAATTAAAGTTTGATTTATACTCAACTTTAGGTTGTATGGTATAACCGGTATAGTTATCACAATAAGTTGCACCCGAAATAACTGAAATTGGGTTACTTATTGTTCCTTGATAACCAACAATACTAAATAATTCAACGTGACTTTTCCCATTTGGTTCGGGACATGGGTCGTGTTCGACTTTAGCTTGTAGTCCCTCTATTTTAAATTTAACTTCTTTGTTTGCTGCGTCTACGATATTAAAATTAATAATATCATTTTCGGTGACACCTGTTAATTTGAATATACAATCACTTATTTTTTCGATATAGACATCAGCGTTTTGGTTATTTCCGCTTACACAATTCGCATAAATGTAAAATGACCAATCTGAACCTTCTTGTACACCTGTTTTGTAACCAATAACTTCAATAAATAAATCGGTGGTCATTGTACATCCACTTGGAGTTTCACAATATGATTGATTATCACCATAAACATGAACACTTAAACTATTTGAATTTTTCACGATGTCATAATCAGACTCAAATCTATAATCAAAATATTCACTAACCGAACATTCATTTGGTCCCAATTTAACGGATGAAAATTTAACTTTTTCTATACCATTTTCATCAACAAATGTTTCATATTTAATTAATGGAATTGTCTCTGAATAGTAGGTTTGACCCGTAGTTCCTGTAAATGGTGCGTATGGTTCATAACCAGCACTATTTCTTGTGATTGTTATATCGTTAATTAATTCTTCTAATGCACTCAACCACAATTCTTTAATTTTAACAGGGTCAGGTAATAAATAATCTTTATAATCACATATTAAAGATAAATTTACTGTATCACCACTAGTTACTCCACTTGTACATCCCGTAAAAGGTTGTGGGTCAAACAATTTTGCACTTGTTGATGTATTTGATGTACCACTGACAACAACATACATTGAAGAAGTTAAACCACTATAGTCAGCTCCACCATATACAATACCATCAATCTCAATTATCGGATAATATGTCATGCCGGTTAGATTTAATAAACCTCTAAAATTTACTTCCTCGCCTAAAATATTTTCTAAATCTTCTTCGATTATGTTTTCAAAATTAGGATACAATTCTTCAATAAACTGAATTGGTTGACAGTCGAATTTGTATTGATATTTGGGTCTACCAAAAACATTATTTTCAATTAAATTACCCCCTGTCCATAATGTTGTGGATGGTACTAATTGTTCAACTAATTGTGGCCAATATGGTGATACTTTCTCAACAAATTCGGTTACATTAATCTGATGATATGGTGTGAAACCTGTTGTCTGTGATATATAATCTCTATATACATCCTCAAGTTCGATGTAATTTTTTTTGTAACGAATTTTATTCGAATTTGTTACAAGAGTGTGTATGAAAGTATCTAAAAATTCTGCAAAAGTTTTACCAGTTTGTGGTGGTAAAGTATTTGTTCCAAATGATATTTCTAACTCCGAACTTTGTCTAAAAATATCATAATCTATACCTCTAGCCGGTGATATATAAATTCCAATATTTTTTCTATTTAAAATTAATAATGAATTATCTTCAATTTGTTGACCTTTTTTGTTATCAACATCTAAAACAAGATTATAACCTGTGTCTAAACCTGGTAATGTTCTATATTGATTAAAATATTCTTCACCATATGAATATGACTTATTTTTTGTTAAAATAGTTTTTGTTCTACCAGTCAGAACTGAATTTTCAGTGTCTAAAACAAGGGGTGAACGGTGATTTAATGTTATATCATACCAACCTGAACCTTTTTGATAAAAAATACCCTCGGTTTCATTAAATGCTCTTCTTGGTAAACCTGTAATTTCATCAACAGGATACCCTTCTCTATTGTAGGTCGTTGATGCCGTAAATGAAACTTGTGAATATGTAAAACCAGTTGAATCAAAAGTAGCATATGAATATACTTTATTACCTTGGATAACATCATATATGTCTTGTTGTAAATCAAAACTAGCCGGTATTGAAGTTACTCGATAAATGTATTCATCAATTTTAATTAATGGTTCGGGTGCTCCCAAAAATTTAAGGAAAAAATCGATAGACGCTCTAGTTCCTTTTGATTTGTATATGTATGCTAAGTTTACTAAAATTCTTCTATAAAATTCATATTCAGCATCTATTAAATTAGAACCCGTTGGAACACCGCCATAATTAGATTCAATTCTTGAGTATAGAACATCTTCTAATTTTTTTTGGTCAAATAAATTAATTGTTGATAAACCTAAATTTTCTGCCAAATTTTTTAATAAAATGTCAGGAATATTGTTGATTTTATCATACGACACATTCCTCATATAAGCAATGTTGTCTATATATTTTTTTACACTATCAAAACTTTGACCATATAATTGAAAGACACTCTCAGCTCTTTTGTCTTCAGTATCGAATTCAAAAAGTTGTGGTGCAGCTAAAAATCTAACCATTAAATTAGATTTAAAGTCATCTATTTCATCAGCAATGTCGCTTAAATTTGAAACATATATGTCAAAATCAATACCTATGATTTGAATGTTAAAACCATCACCAGCAATTGGCCATGAATATTGAACATCAACCAATGATGTTTTAGAACCATCTAAACTGTCTTTCGGTACTTTAAATGATGAGGTATATATTGGGTCGGTTTCCCTATTTAAAAGTGATTCTTCTAAATCGTCTAACCCTAAAAAAAATTCTTCAACCAAACCATCGTTTGGTCTAATTAAAATATTTTCTGAATATGTTGTACCGGTAAAAGGATTACCGTAAACTCTTAATTCTATTTTATTTAGATTATTTGGTTCGGTATATTCTAATATTGGGTATGGTGTTTTATTTATATCTAAAACATATTTTGTAAATGACGAATAAAAATTACGTAACTCATTTTCTGTTTCCGGTTTAACAACAGAAATAGGTTCAATTAATTGAATTTCAAATGGGTTAAATAATTTACTTCTTTCAATAAATAAAGTAGTAATATTTGCACTGTCATCATATGTAATGTTCTCAGCACTAAATGGTGAATTACCAATCGGACTATTTGCAATAACGGAAAGACCTGCAGGAAATTTTTCAACAATTCTGGTTATAGAAACTAATATTCTACTTTTTAATGAACCAAATAATGATTTATCACCATATTTTTTATTTCCTCTAAATTTTACCTCATCTGTTCTTTTTTTTGAAGTTTTAGATGTTGTTGTTTGAATTCCTTCATTCTCTTTTAATGTTCCTAATGTTAGAAATTCAGAAAATGGGTTACTTTTAAATGTTTTTGAGTCTTTTTGAGGAATAATTTTATCAATGGCGAAGACTGTATTAGTGAGCGCGGATGTTCCGTCGGTTATTTGTCTACCAACTAAAAAATCATTAAATGTTTCCGCTCCACTAGCCGCTTGACTTGGTACTTTCCTTTTTGCCATTATACTTCTGTAATAGTATCAAAATTTAGAGTTTCATCAATATCATTTCTTTCCTCACGAACTTCATATAGTGTTTCATTAAATTCGTCTTTAACTTCGTAAAGATTGTATTGTCTATAGATGTTGTTATTGTTGTCGTATATGGTGTAGATACCTTGTGAAACTGCTTTACTTTGATTACCATACAATGCATATGCAAGTGTAGAAGCGTCGTGTTCAACCATCTCAATTTCAATCGTGGTTGGGTTTAAGTATGTGTTGGTTAAAATTATTTTTTGAGACGGTACACCAATAAAGGGAACGGTATTTGGTTTGTTTGTTGGTGCTGATGAAGGTGTTACGGTTAAAAACATCAAATTCGTTGATTGTTCACTGTATTGATACCTTATAGCTTTTTGTGATGTACTTGTTAAGTTTGAAACTATAGGTGTACAATAGAATGATGATGTAACTATTCTATAAAAATTTGGTATTTTTTTATTATCGGAGGAGTTTATGTATTCAATTCTATAACCTATTAACCCTTGTGGTGTGAATTTATTTCTATCTTCAGCTGGAACATTAGATAAATCAATAACCAACCCTCTAACGGACGGTAGTGATGCTAAAATTCCACAATCGGTAATACTAGTTCTTATTTGTTTTGGTCTGATATGTAATGTGTATATTCCTAAATCAGA